TGGGCGCTCCTCCACGTCCACGCCTTCCCAATCCTTGATCAGGTGGCGGGCGGCCAGGTCGACGAACATGTCATCGTCCGTCTCGAACTCCACGCCAGGAATGGTGCTCACGTTGAATTCAGTGGTGCCCACGCCAGTCTGCTGGTTGATCGCGGCCAGGTGGCGGCGGATCAGCGCCTGGTGGGACTTGTAGATCGGGTTGGCGATGGATCCCACCAAGATCTTGGCGCCCGGGGCGAACTCGACCCATCGGGTGCCGTTGATATCCAGCTCAGGCTTCTTTGCAATGGTGATGCCCATGGTATTCCTCTGCGGTAAAAGGCCCGACGCGCACCGCAGGGCGCGCCAGGCGAAAGGTTAAACGGTGACGGTGATCTCGGCGGTGTCGGTCTTGGTGCCGTCTGCCACGCTGGATGCCGTGATGGTGGCGGTGCCTGCGCCCACGCCGGTGACCAGGCCGGTCGCGCTGACGCTGGCCACGGATGCGTCGGAACTGGTCCAGTTCATCAGCTGGTTCGAGCCGACTGGGGCAACGGTCGATTCGAGATCAACGGTCTCGCCCACTGCGATGCTGGCCGTGGCCGGCGTGACGGTCACCGCGGTGATCGCCGTTGCACCCGGCAGGCGGGTGATGGTCGGCGGCACGCGGCGGCCGGTGTAGCTCAGCTCGACCTGGATGATGTCGGTGGCGCCGCCGTCCGGCCAGTCGCCGCTCACTTCCATCTCAGGGATGAAGAAGGTGTAGCCGCCGTCGGCGTTGCTCAGGGTGAACTCGAAGCTCAGGGCATCGCCGGTCTGCTGCGCTTTCCAGAACTCGTAGGCAGTGCGCGACCAGCTCAGCGTGATGCTGCCCGACGGGGTGAAGGTGGTCGGGATGATGTTGCCGGCGAAGGCGTTGCCGTTGCCGATGCAGCGCTGCGTCTGCACATCGTTGTCGAACTCGAGGTTGAAGCTGTCCACGCAGGCGTTGTCGTCGCCCAGCTGGATGCCGTTGATCTTGAGCCCGGTCACGTCCTTGAAGCCGTAGCGGCGCTGGTTGGCCTCGGGCTGCGGGTTGACGATGTACGAAGTGCCATCGGCCTTGTCGGTCCAGTAGGTGGCCGCGAAGGTGGTGGTGACCGTGATCTCGTTGTCGTTCGGGATCTCGAAGTTCATGGTCGCGACCTGGGCGCCACGGGCAACCGCGCCGACACCAATGTCACTGGCGAACGATCCCAGCGAGAAGGTGATGCGGTCGTTGCCCATGGTCAGGGTATTGCCGACCCAGTCAGCGCCGAAGCACGACGCCATGAACTCGTCCAGCGCGCCGAAGCGCAGCTTGGTTTCGATGTCGCCGCCGACGTCCACGGTGGTCTGGGCAGTGCCCTGGGCCATCCGGTCTACGCCGATCTCGTTGTTTTCCTCGGTGTTGTAGGTCGGCAGCAGGCCGAAGCTGACACGGGTGAGGATGTTCCAGTTGCCTGGCGGGGTGATACCTGGGGTGATCTCGCGCTTCCACGCGGTCGAAACTTTTGCGCCCGAACTCATCGGAGGCCTCCTTAGATCGTATTGATCCGGGGAGGCGTGGTGATCAGAGGGGCCTTGCGGCGTGTCTGTTCAGCGTGCCCGGTGGTTCAGGGTGTTCAGATATTCAGCTCGACCTCGACCGAGGTCAGCAGCTGCCGACTTACCTCGCCGAGGGTTGTGAGATCGACGTAGGTGAGGTTGACGTATTCAACGGTGAGACCGGTCTTCTCGTTGAAGGCCTGGATCGCTGCGTGAATGTGGTCGGCCAGGATGCGACGCTCTTCGCGCACCTGGTCAATGGTCATGCTCTCACTCATCGCCTTTCTCCTTGGATGTCAGCCAGCGCTCCCAGGCGGCAAGCGCAGCCTTGGCCGCGCGGATCAAGCTGCGATGCAGCTCCACGGTTGTCTTGGACATGCTTGCCCCTCAGTAGGCGCGGTATGGGATTGAAACGTTGACCTGCCACCACCCGCTGCCCTCATCGCCAATGACGTTGGCCGATGCGGCGAAGCACTCGAACTGGGCGTCGGGCGCGGTGTAGAACTGGAAGTGACTGACCAGGGTGTCGGCGGCGCGGGTGATGGCCAGCGTGCCGGTGTTGCTGCGCACGAACAGTTGCACCACGACGATGCCGGCTCGGCGTACGCATGGGCCGATGCCGATCTCTGGCGTGCTGGACAGGCCCGGCACGTCGGCCAGCCGGGCCCAGATGGGCTTGCCGGATGGATCGAACGGGCCCTGCGGGTTGTTCGGGTAGTCGACAGCAGATGCGGGAATGCCCGCCCACTGCGTCATGCGGCCGATGATGACGGCGCGGATCTGTTCGAAGGTCATGTGCTATAGGCCTGTGACACGCCATTGAACGACACCGCGTAGATGCCTCCGGGCGCCTGCTTGGAGTGGCCGTCTTCAAGTCTGCCGGCATACGGCAGGTTGTTCTGGATGAAGACCTGCGTGAACGGCTCCAGGCCGCTGACCGCTGATACGCCACGGCTGATGGTTTCGCCGCCGCTCTTGTCGAGGCTTGCCGACTCGGCATAGACCGGTGAGCCCACGCTGACGATGTTGTTGCCCCGGAATCGCCCGGTATCGACCGGCGACCGCAAGACGATCTCGTTCAGCATGGCAATGGCGATGATCCGAACGCGCTTGCTCAGTTCCTCCTCGACCACGCCAGCGAACAGGCTGGGTGGTGTGCTCCAGCCTCTCTTGGCCATGGTCACTTCCTCATCTGGATCTCGTAATGCGCCTTCGCCGGATCGATGCCGGGATTGACGATGCGGTAGGTGACCGGCTCGCCAGTGAGCAGGTCGTCGACCATGATCTGGTGGCCAACTGCCGGAATGTCGGTAGTTTCATTGGCTAGGCAGATCAGCAGCACATCGCCCACCAGGATGTTGATGTTGTCGATGCGCCGGCTGTCGTAGCTGTCCAGCACGCCGCGCCCTGTGTAGGTGATCGTCTGGGCTGTCGTGGTCTCATTGATCGGGTCCCACTCGCCTGGACCGGTATAGCTGCCGGTGAATGGCTGGACTGCATCGGCCAGGTCGTCATCGAAGGCCGCGGCCAGGTCTATTTGGATGTCATCGCGCAGGCCCATGGCTACCCCCGGCTCACGACGAAGGAGAACGGGTTGCTGCGCCAGGGCGTGAGCAGGGCCAGCGCGAACTGGATGCCCTCGGCCTGCGCGCTGCTGCTGGTGCGATCGAGCGAGGCGTAGGTGCGGCTGGTCGATACCGATCCGGCCTTCACCGTCTTGGCCTCGAGCGATCCCTCGGTCTGCTGCTGGTAGAGCTTGCCGTCGGCTGCGACCTTGGCCAGCTGAGCCCCGGCCTGCTTCACCTCGTCCGGCATGGCCGCCATGTCGATTCCCGACAGGTTCAGCGCCGTGAGGTATGCGTTGGCCTGCATGACCGCCAGCGATTTCTTGTCCTCGCTGGTCCACGTCGCTCCCAGGAGAGTGTCGACGTCAGCAACGGTGATGTAGGTAGCCATCAGGCCTCCGCTTGAATGAGTGGGGCCGAAGCCCCGGTGTTACTTGGTGGGGGTCTTGCTGGCTTTCTTGGCTTCGGCGTTTTCGCCGCCGCCATTGTTGCGGGCTGCGGTCTCGTCCGATTCGGTGCGCACCGAGTCAACGCCACCGGTCTCGCCCACGGTCTGCGGGCCGACGGTGATGTTGCCCGGGGTGCCGCCGAAGCCCCAGCGGGCCTTGTCGTTCGGGTCGATGTGCTTGTCTTTTTCAACAGCCATGGTGGTTCTCCTTCATGTACGCCAGCCCCCGAAGGGGCCAGCTATCGGTCAGGCGGTCACGGTGGAAGTGACGAACGCCAGAGGAACCTGCTTGCGGTCGAACTTGCGCTCCCAGTTGGTGGCCAAGGCCAGGTCAGCCCAGTTCGCCGAGATCGGCCGGCTGGTGGTCGGGGTTCCGGTGATGGTGGCCGACAGGAACGAGTAGCCCAGCGGATGGATCACGAAGTTGCGACGGCTCCACAGGGTTTCGGTGCCGCCACCGTTGCCGCGATCCGGGGCGCGCTCGTACTCGAGGCCGTCTTCGCCTGGCGGGGTTTCCTCGGCGAAGCCCAGGGCGCCAGGGCCGAAGATGACCGACAGGTAACGAGCCTCGGCACCTTCGCCGATCACCGGCATGGAGTCGTCAACCACGACGCGCATACCCTGGAAGCGACCGAACTCTGGGATCTGGTCAGCAATCGGGGTGAAGTCGATCAGGTTGAGGATCTGCAGTTCGGTCTGCACGGCGGAGTGCATGGCGATGACGCTCAGGCCGCCCAGCTGGCCGGAGTAGTCGCCCATGGTGGCCTTGGCGCGGATGATGGC